ATAGCACACTATCTGATCTTGTGTTGTATTAGTGGTCACTTTTACAACTGTCACATCATGATGCGTATGCTATGGGTGGTAACCCTTCCTTAAATATGTAATCAACAATAGACTCAAGTCTCCTAGCAATCTTATCGCCATACTTGTTCTCTGTTGGTACTGTGATCTGTCCACTTGATTTCTTATAGAACTGCCAGTTACCAATAGTCAACTGACCATTAGAAATAGCGTCTTTGTCATCTTTGTGAACTCTGATAACTCTACCAATAGTTTGTGCCATTTCGATAGTTGGTAGATTTCTCAATAGTATTGTATGAGTGAGTCCATTGACATTGATACCCTCTGATAGTATGCTGTAGTGAAATATAATAACCTTACGATTATTGTCATTACCATACTGAGTAAGAGTATCAAAAAACTCTTCTCTACCTACCTTCTTACCATTGATGATAGCACCATACTTTGATGTGATATGTAAGACATCATAACCGTTATCATACAAATAGTCAAGTATAAATGTCCTTGATAACATACTGTTTAACACTCTGGTACTAGGACTAGCAACCAATACTTTCTGTCCATTGTCTCCGAATGAATCAAGAATGTCCATCAAGTTTTGTGCATCAACTTCATGTGCATTCTCTTTGTTTCTCTCTGTCTTACACTCAAATGGAACTACTTTAGGCGGTAGTATAGCACCAGTATCAATAAGTTCCTGTGCTTTTACATTACATAATGTATGACCCCATATCTTAGTGTTGTTCATACCTCTTTCCTTAGATGCACCTCTGCCCAACTTAGGTGTTGCTGTAAATGCAAATCTACGATATGCAATACCAAATGACATTCTAGCAACCGCTTCAAAGAAGTTCTTACTAGTACCATTATGTGCTTCATCATAGTAGATAGTATCAACTTCTACATCAACTGCATCACATACTTTGTGAAGTGAATGATATGTTGTAAAGATTAGAATGTTCTTTGTGCTGTTTGATACCCACTCGTTTAACTCGAACTGGTTTGTAGTAGAGAAATGATGTGTCTCTCCTGAGTGAACATGTGCAATGTCAAGACCAAACTTTGAGTTCTGTTCTGTGATGAACTCTGTGAACTCTGCACATAACTGATTTGCTAGTAGTATGCGAGGTGCAACTACAACAATAGTCTGTGATCTAGGTAACTGGAACTGTTTGATAGCATCAGCAATCATAACATAAGTCTTACCACCACCTGTAGGAACAATGATCTGTCCGTATGGTGTCTCTTGCATTGAATCAAATGCTCGCTGTTGATGTGGTCTCAACTTCATAATAAAAAAATGACATAACGTCTCAATACAACTATTATGACATAAAAAAACCGCCCTGTCAAGGCGAGTGGGCGGTTTTAAAACTGGTCTAATCTGGAATCATATTTCGACATATCCTTCTACAGGATTGAGTTTGGTTTTGTTCTGAACATTCAACTATGCAATCGAAATAGTCATTCCACAGATCAGAGTTGTATGTTTCAGAAGTGAAGTTGTAATATTCTGGTGTCTGTTTATGATTCATCTTTAAACTCTTTAACTTTACTTCATAACATAGAAGTTTGGGTTCATTGGTCTCTCTCCAACTCTGCTATTATTTATTGTGATACCAATACATTTCAGAGTTTTAGTAACAAGAATTAATGCCTAGATGCCATCATGTTTACAACATTCAACAGTACAACTCCAACCATTATCACTAACATATTGCATTATCTCTGCTCCTGTTGACATATTGTTGGTTATACATTCTCCTCTCTTATTATGGTAACCATGTATGCTACAATCCCACCATGAAATACGAAAGCAATCCATTTAATATATGACCTCCCACATTGGGTCATCAGTAGGGTGTACCCAAAACTGAATACCAGTATTAGGTTGATAAACATGCCAATCATGTAACTTTTCATCACAGTACATGTATCCATCACGTTTCATGTGATAAACAAACATTTCCTGTGCTTCTCTGTTACCCTCTCTGGGTACTAATCTAAGTCGGTGTGCATTCATTATTAATAAGAGTGGTCATCAGTTAAACATACGTCATCAAAACAGACAGCGTAAGATAGTTCTTCTCTCCAATAAGAATAATATATCTTATCCCAAATGAGATCGAACTCTGACTCATTTAAATTTTTGAATAAACATTTGTCATTCAAATAAATGTGATACGTTGCCATTTCTTTTGGTGCATAGGTTATGTTTGGTTGCCTATCGTTGTGTGTTTCGTAATCTCCTGACATTAGAATAAATCGTTAAGTGCGTCTGTTTCTGAACCTAATACAGATGATACCCAATCATCTTCCTGTTCTTGTATGCAATCATACAATGGTAGATTATCCAAATCCACCTTTTTGTTCCTTTCTTGAGTCTGATTCAATTTTTTCATAGTCACGTTTTGCTTTTTTGAGTTTGTGTATTTCCTCTTCAGTATAGAGGAATGGGTCTTTCATAGATGCTTTGAGTGCCTTTTTAATGGATTTAATAACTCCAATAACAGGAACTGATCTATTGACGTTAGGTGTAATCATAATCTATGGTCTTAATGGTGTGGGGTCACGTTGTGACTCTTCTTTAGTTGGCACAACAAATAAGTTGCCTGAGAATGTAATCCGAGGTTTATCATTCTTGTTGGGTGCAACATAATGTGCATAGTGTGATGGAAATATTAATATGTCACCTTGCTTCACCTTTGGTGTAATCACTGGACTACAGGGTAGTTCAAATATATGCACCAACCCTGCTTTTTTATATTTAGAATGGTCATCATACCAAAAACGAAACCCAACATCATTGTCGTCAGGAATGTCATACAAATATACAATACTTAAGTTACAGTAAGGTACTTCATGAGTATGGTACTCTTGGAAGTGTCCAGTATCATATTTGTTTGCCCATGCGTCCTGTGGAATGATCTCAATATCTGTTGTTGGTTTTAACTTTTCAATAGCATCATCTATACTATCTCTTATACAATCTAACCATTGATTCCAGGGTAGATTTGCATTTGATTTTGATTGAAATGTAGTTAAACAGTTGCAATCCCAAGGACTTTCGGTGTATATAATATCATCATATACTTGCGAGTCAAATAATGTTTTGATTTCTTTCTGTGTTTCTTCAGATAGAGTTGAATGATAATACCACTTAGGGCAAAACATTTCAATCGTCATAATTTATAGAGTTCATTTAGATGTAGTTTTTCAACACATGATCTCACATAGTCCATCTGTGTTTCGTATGTGTGTTTGTCAAGTGTTTTGTTCGCAAAGTATTGTTTCTGTAAACTTGCGACATATTTAATAAGTGCATTCTTTAGTAAGGTCTTTTCTTCTAGACCAAACATTGCTGAGTGGTAAAGGTATGACATTTTACTGAGGTTTAATTGCCTGTAGTTTTGCTGTTTCTATTTCGTCACTCTCATCAGCATAAGTGTGATGTGTGACTTCTCTTAATGTCTTGAGATATTCCAATACATGTTCTCTGATCTCCATGAGTTCATTGAAACAATCTTGGTTATAGGCACATGCTCTTAGTTTATGGTCAGGTTTTAATACTGACTCTTGAAATAGAGTTAATGCTCTATCGTATTTAATCTCAGGTGTTTCTTTACCTATCATTTTAATACTGTGTTGTATATTCTATATCATAATCCATAAATGAACAATCGTCAAACATTTCTAAATCTTCTTCAGCATCTTTAATCATCTGCGTAAGTGTTGAATCTTCTTTTACTTTTGTTTGCTTTGTTTTTGCTTTGGTAGTCATAAGAGTCCTCTGAGAAAGATGATTTAGAGTTACGAGACCTTTTGTCTCTGATTGATTTACCATAAGAGTAGTTGCCTTTTTCGCTTCCACCCCTTCTGAATGTTTTACCCATTGATAGATAATAGACTATAGTTTATATAGTTGAAGTATGATTATACTTCTGTATGTGATGCTACTTGTTTAGCATATTTAACAAGTTCTGACACATGATCGTCTTCTTGAGTCTGAACTGTATATAATAAGTCATCAAAAACATACCCGACCCCCTTTAAGAAATCAGATGTCTTGTCAACTACATCTTTCAGTTCATCATTAGTGAACTCTTTTGTTGTGTTTGTGCCATCGTCATCAATGGCAGTTAAAATAAATGAGGGCATTGGTATAACCAAATGAACCCTCATATAATAGCAAATTTTTAAATGTTTGTCAAGTCTTTGGATATGCTGCTTTCGTACTCTTGACACCATTATACCATATTCCTGTCTTTGCGTCTTCCCCAAACTTACCATCATCTATGTCATGCCAGAGTTGGTCTAACTGATCTGCGATATTATTATATCCTTCTTCTCTCCTGAGAATAGTATAATCTGGTGTAAAAGGTGCTTTTGCTGTAACCTGACTTCCCTCTGCTGCTGTAGAGTCATACTCATAGTCAATAGAGTCTGTGCCACTTGTCCAAGTGTCAGGACCTGCGACCCATTTATAATCTGAGTGTACGTCAGTCTTTTTTGCTTCATCATCAACAATAGATAGAACAACTCCATTTGCTCCATTATGTGCTGATTCTACTAGTGAAAAATTTGCCATGTTCTTAAGAATAACTGTAAACGATTACGCAACCCGCACCACCATCACATGAGTTCTCTGCGTTTTGAGAATAATATCCCCAACCTCCACCAGACCCCCATTGACCTGCTGTTATGTTGTATGTTCCTCCACAACAATGGTGGTTTGAACCTGGTTTATGCCAGAATGATGAACCTCCACCACCTTCTCTGTTGTGGTCATGTGACATTTCTCCGCCACCACCAGGTATATTGATGTCTCCACCACTAGCAGTTCCACCATGTCCACCTTCATATGGACTATCTGATTGACCACCTGCTCCACCAGTAGCAGTACAATATGAACCGAATGATGATGTACCACCTGTGCTACCTCGTCCACCGTTTCTTGCTCTTCTGCCACCACTACCATAAGAGTAACTAACTGTGCTTACTCCTGATACATCAATCCATCTGATAGAGGTGCCACCACCTCCACCACCACAACCTCTGTAGTTGTTATCATTTATTCTTGCACCACCGCCACCACCAGTTACATATACTAAAACATTACTACAACCACTTGGTTTAGTCCATGTACCACTTCCACTTGATGTGCTATATGAATCATGAGTTCCGTTCTGTGATGTATATACGTTTAGTGCTAACAATCTTCCTTCCATCAAAGTTGGAACCCATTGCGAACCATTATACATTATAGAATGATTTGCACTAGGACTTCCTGTCAACATTGCAGTTATAGTACCTGCAGGTGCTGAGTTTAATGTTGATGAGTCGCCAGTAAACTGTGTAGTGCCTACGTTTAATGTGCCTACATTGAGTTGTGACATAAAAAAATACCTGTAGTCCTTACCACAGGTATTTATACAGTTTGACTACAGCAATCCTTTTTCTTGATCTTCCTTTGCTTGTTTCTCTTCTAGTTCCTTTTCTTTTTTAAGTTGTCTGTTAGTCCAAATACCAACTGCTATGATACTTAAGTATGCAAGTGTATCATCTAACATAACAATAAAGAAAATTGCTGATCCACCAAATCTGATCCACTCTGGAAATGGTTTGATTAATCTACCACCTATCTTACGGAATGCACCTTCAAACTTAAAGTATAATATGATGAGTGCTGTGATAACAAACTCACTATATGGTACAACAAAGTAGCATGATAGAAATATAAACAGAGGCCAGTAGTGCCTTTCATCAACTCTTTTGATTAAGTTGAGATACTTTTTGAATAACTTTTTAAACATAGTTAAAGTTGATTACCATACGGAAAGAAGCATTTGTTGTTGATGTTCCTGTGTGTTTCATACCATTTGGAAATGTGACTAATCTATTGGCAATGGATTCTACCTTAGTACCATCTTCAAAGAGTGTGTAACCATCACAAGTGTTCATATAATAGATCGAAGTTTTGAGATAGTCTCTGTCTTCTGCATCTAATACATCAATGTGCATACCATGTTCAACTAACGTATCAGTTCCCATGATAAGGTTTGCTTTGATCTTGATTATAGCACAGGGTTGTAACTTCTGTAAAATAGGATATAAAAGTTTACATGACTCATCAGGTGTATGTTTTTCATAGAACATATGAGTCATCTGCATGTTGCGATGCCTGTTTTCTTTTGTGTCATCTACAATCTTAGACGCATTCCACGGAAAATAACTGTCCAGTAATCCATGATATATTGCTTCAAACTCTGATAGTTTGATAAACCTGTCTGATATTGTTATGTCACTCATTTTTCTATTACTACAAGATGTACACCATTCCAGAAATCATTTGCATCTTCTGATGTTTCTGTAAGTATAGTTCTCTCCCATATAATATTCTTATCTTTGGTGAACTCTTTTGTTTTGTCCATCACCCCTTCAAAGTTTGCATCATCAACTACCAGTATATAATCTTTATCTGCATGTTTGTGTATGTGTTCTAAATTTGGAACCATGTCATGATCGTTGGCAGCATCATAAAATATAACACGAGGGGGATACTTAGGATTGAACTCAACTGCCTGTATAGGTTTAACTGAGAAACCAATAGAGCAATCAGTATTCATCCATTTCTCTGCATTCTTAATGAACTCATCAACTGGATTTGTTATATCTTCATAAGGTTTATGTAAGTCTTTACGTTTAGGTTTTACTACTTCATCTTGGAAGTCATCAATAGCATATGCTTTGACAGCACTATTACCATACAATGCAGCAAACACTGTGCTGCCCATGTATGAACCTGCATCTACATATACAGTGCCACGTTCCTGACATAAGTTGTTTAGTAAATGTCTGACTTTATTTGATGACAGACCTAAGACATCATATCCTTTTGGATTGAAGTTAGATTTGTTATCAACAGCAGCATCAATAGACCTTATTGCAAGATCAACAAGTGGATTCATTTCCTTTCGTTTTTGCTTCTTTAACCTAGATTCTAGCACAGATTCACAATAGTTGCAATCCCAACAATCGAACCTACAAGATTTTATTTTCTCTCGCCAGATATTTATAGGTGCTTCTGGCATCTCCACGTCGTCCATGTACTCACTAAATGTTGGTTGCATCATTTCATCATGATTTCCCCATCTTTCTATGATGTCCATAGATTCCTTCAATCTCATAGCATCTTCTCTGCCATGTAACTTGAACACATCAATACCTGCATCTAGGAATTCTTCCCAATCTTCTCTCCAAGGCGGTATGTTTGCTGCTTTGAGTTCACTAGCAGGGTCATACTGTTCCCAACGTGAGCATGACACACGACTTATGGTGCTGTTAAAGTATTGAGGGTCACTTCCTACTCTTGTTGCATTATATTGATAATGCTCTGGCATGATAGGGCAACCACCCCAACAATGTTCATTTGCCAAGAGTGATAGCATTATGTCATTACCTTTACTGTGACAATATTTCTTTGCTTCTACAATGCGATCTAATAATGGTCTATCTCTCATCACATCACGATCTAAATTTATATAATGAAACCCTGCACTTGCAAGTGACACTATCTCATTTGGTTTAGATGCTTCTCTGAGTATAGTATTCTTTATCTCTAACTCTGGATATTCCCGTTGTATCTGACCCGTAGAGACCCATGATGTATGAGGTATCGTTGCACACCTCACACCATTATCATATAGAAACTTAAAGTTGGTGATAAAAGTATCAAGATTTTTTTGATCTGGTCTCACCCATATATTATTAAATGTTGCTGATAATGGTATGCCTGTCTCCTGTGCTATGTAGAGAGCATTCTTTACAGCACCTTTTGCGTCATTATCCGTACGAAAAACATCGCCCATTGCATCTTGCATGAATGGGGGCATTCTCGTAGTAAAATATAGGTCGTATAGTAAGTTAGAGTGTTTCTTTAGAAAAGGTATAAAGTCACTATCAATAAACTCAGGACTGAGTTTCGGATTGATCGGAAGACTGAAGACTCCTGTCCTTAAGGTTGTTGTGTGCATAATCTGATAAGACACCTGCTGTGTCAAATAATTGAGGTGGTTTTCCGTCTAACATTTTTTCTACTCTTTCTTCTGCTGCTTCTTTAATACCTCCAATGGATTTATTAACTGCAGTAGAATATGTCATAGCAAGATCAGTAACTGCTGCTTGATCTTCTGGTGCCATCTGCAAGATAGATTCCAAGTTACCTGCTTGGATTCTACCAGTAGTTAGCAAATCTATAGCACTCTGTTTACCCATACGAGCAATCCAATACTTATGCTCTTCCATACTCTCTAACTCTTTGTCTTCTAATATCTTTGTGATCTCGTCTGGGTTACTAGTTCCTGCCTTTGCTTTGATGATGTCAAACAAACCATTAAGTTCTTCTTTGCATTGATGGATTTTATTTAACCATATTTGTTTATCGAGATACAGTAACTCTAGTTCATACTGTCTATCAACCTTATGAAACTCATCTTTTTCTTTATCACGAGCAGCAGTAACTCTAGCAATGTCATTAAGACAACGCTTGAACTGTATAGTAGTTTTTTGCAATGCGTTAGTTCTACCCTGTATCTCCATCATTGCTTGACGTATTTGTCTGTATGGGGATACTTGTGAGTTTACAACAAAGTATTCGTTTTGAAATTTAGTTTGACCGAAGTGTTGTTGCTCTGACCATGCCATCAGTGCTTCATCAAACTGGTCTACATCATATTCACTTATATGTTTTAAATCTTCTAAAGTCTCTCTGATATGATAATCAGAACTTAAGTCCTCCTGAGTAGTCGAAGGTAACTTTTCGTTCGATGTTTCCTGTTTCTTCATTGGTTGTGCATCTTCCATATTCAAGGCATTGTGTATTAGACATTGCAATACTGAAGTAATCTTCAAGCACTACATTTAAGTCACGAACAGTCGTACATCCAGTTACAATATGGATCATCTTTTGTTCTGCAACTGCTAGGTCATAGAGTTTTGTTTTAAACTCTGCTTGTTTATCAACTATTTTAGTCGCAAACTGCAAAGTTGTCAAGTCCCTGACCTCTGCTAACTTATGTATAAGTTTTGTCTCAAAAGAATTATCAGCAATATATGCGGTTGCCTCACATATTTGATCTACCCATGTTGCTTCTTCAAGTGTAGAAAACTTAGTCATAAGAAGGTTATGTCTGTGTTCAAACTCTTCTTGAATCGCTAGGGTCATCACATCTGTCATAAAAGGAATAACATAATCTGAGTATATTGTATCCTCTATGACTTCTTTTTCTTTATTTGTAGTTCCTTCTTCATTTACACCATAGGTAGATCTTTGGAATCTGATCTCTCCCCAATACTTATCTCCCATGATACCATTTTTACTGGGATACCTAAGATAAGTTATATGCTGTGGTATGTATTTAAAATATTCGTCTGCAAGATGATAGGATTCTAATCCCAAATAAGTTCCAACACGGATACCCCACTCCCCTACCTGAGGATATTTCTCGACATCTAAGACAATGACGTCATTTGAAGTTGTGCTAATCATTAGTAGTTAGGAATGTTTGTACCGTAATCGTAGTTGCCCTGTCCTGATACAGAACTAGAGGACGAACAGTGTGCTGATGACATGCCACCATGTCCTGTTGGGGGTGAGTTTCCACCTAAGTTGTTGTAACTATCACTATTGTAGTTAACTTTGAATGTATTATTGTTCTGTGAACCATTATAGTTACCTAAGCAATAACCTTTTCTCATACCCATTTCAAAGTTTTCTTCACCCATATTACCGAAGTTAAGACCTCTGACTTGAATACCAGTAAGATCGTTACACTTCTGGTTACCGTTCTGGTTGTTATTACCTGTACCAACGTACATATGTCCTAACATAGTAGGAAGAATTTTCTTCCAACCATCACCACCTGGTCCGTGTTCCCATGATACCCATGATTCAGTCTTGAAGAACTGACCTCTTCTAGTTCCTGATCTCTTGACCCAACCATAGAGTCTACCATGTCCACCCCATGTAGGGTCATCGCCACCATCATCAAAGTTTGGTGGGAAACCTGAGGTTCTCATAACCTCTGTTTTCAAGTTGAACACGTCAGTTCTTGAGTTACCACCACCATATAGGTATGAGTATCCACCTGCAAACACATGGTCTTGGTGAGAACCCATCGAACCTCTGTTCACCGTCATATTCCACTGTGACTGATGTGCTACACCAGATTCAGTTGACATTGACATTGCGTTGGTATATGTTGAGGAACCTCTATATGTGTTCTCCATAGAGTGAAAGAAGTGCCTAGTATCATGCCATGATCCTGACATGTAAGCACCTGATCTGTCTAAAATATCTCCTAAGTTTGTTGATGTGTCCGTTGCATGAACTGTTCTGTTAACATTATTCCATGGCGAACCATTTTGGTATCCACCACCAACATATCCATGTGTCCAAATTCTTGCTGTTGACCACCCTGTATCGTTCTCTCCATCAAATGACCAGTATGCATTAGTTCCGTCTGATCTTAGTAATGCTCCAACTGTATATGATGCTGAATATCTGTTTGTAGATTGATCTGGTAATGAACTACCTGCTCCTGCAATAGGACCCCATTGAACTGCACCTGCATCTTGATCATATGAATATCCTTCAAAAGTTCTATCTGTACTATTATATCTGAATAATCCTTCTACTGGTGAACCTGGTCTTTCAGCTGTAGTTCCTACTGGAACTTTCATACCGTCAGTACCTGCAATATCTAAGGTGAAACTAGGTGATGAATCATTAACACCGATTCTGTTGTTGGAAGAATCAACATAAAGAGTTCCAGAATCAAAATTAAAGTTGCCAGACGCTTCCAGTTGAAACTCTGCGGTTCCACCTCCACCTGCTAGGGATACAACTTTATCAACGTTTAATTGTGACATTCGTGACTTTTTACTCCTTCCTTGTTATTTATGCAGGTCGAACAAGTACACAACCTCTTTTAAGGTATGTATCTTCGTTTGACGTTGCCTGATCTGAGTGTATGACAATATGCATGTTATCACTATAAGTTGTTCCTAAATCAACGGTGAACCATGCATCACCATTAAATACGTTCGGACCTGTGCCACCAGAGTTATCTCCTGGCTGTACTGTAAAGTTTCTCACATATTCTGAAGTATAACTGTTTCCAGATCTAGAGAAACATGTGTATCTGTTACCCATGAAACCACCTGGATTATTACCACCTGCAACGTGTGTAGGTTGCTGACCTGCTGTTGATGGGCATGAGTTACCATCATTGTTAGAGATAGCAGTGTAAAAGGTAAAGATGTGCTGACCATCGCCAGATTGTGAGTTGTCACGCATGATCGTTAGACCATCACCAACTCCTGACGAAATATTTAGGAAGTTACGTCCATTAACACCATCATTAGAGTAGTAGTTATAAAGGTTCATTCTCATCTTCACATAACGATATGTGACACCTCTATTACTAAAAGTTGCGTGTCTATAATCAGAACTACCTACGTTTCTATAATAACCCCATGTTGAGTTATATGCAAAGTTACCTGTAGGAGTTGTATCTCCTTGGTCATTTAAGGTCTCTCCTGTTAATGCTGATGCGTTAGTAAAAAATGCAGCACCACCGCCACCCCAGTTACCTATAAGAATATAATACGGGTGACTGTTGATCGGTACAAAGTATCTACGGGTTGTACCATCTAAGTTCATATAGTAGTTACCATCTGCAGCAACACCTGCGTCCATCAATTCTTGAACATTTGCTGCTGCCTGTGCAGGTGTACTACCATTATTACCACCTGCTGATGCTTTTACAATCTGTAACCATGCACTACCACTCCAAACCTCTACCTGTAATAGTTCACTATTAAACCTTATCATTCCTGTAAATGGAGAAGAAGGTCTTTGTGCTGTAGTTCCTACTGGTAATTTGAAATGTGATAATGGATTTAAACCTAGAGTACCATCAATATTCAAAAGTTCTCCATCATCAACTTTGATCTCAAAGTTGTGATCCGCAGGTGCATTTAGTTCATTAACGTTTAGAGTACTCATGTCTTATGCGTAGAAGAATAACCAGTACATATGGTTTTCGGAGCCAGGATTATTTATTCCCCAACTACCAGACCAGTTTGGTTCTGGGAAGTTTTGATTTGAATAGTTATTACCAGTGTTACCTACCCACGCATGGTGTTCAACGTTACATCCATTTGATGAACAACCAAGTGCGTTAATCATACTAAAGGTATAGTTTTCGCAGTTTGCGGGTGACAAATGCCAAGTATTATTTGGATCTAGTTCACCTGCACTGCTACCTCTGTATCTATTGTCTGATGCCTGTGCAGACCCTTTAAAAAATTGCATTCCGCCAATCTCAGTACCACCAATATTACTGTGATTAGCAAGAGAAATATGGTCACGAAACATATTATACATGTTACCACCTCTGTTGGTAAAACAACCATTAATATATCCAACATCCAAAGATGAACCATATGGATCTCCCGATGCAGTAAATCCCTGCATGATCAATACATCATCTGCTGTCCATCCTCTATAATGATTTGACTTAAAGTCAGATCCCAGTGCATTTCTTGCAGTACCAGTAGTTGATGTAGTTGTCCAGTTACCATACCAAGAGTCTGAACCACCTGTGTAACTACCATGTGAAGTATTATCTGTGATAGATGCAACCATGACCCAATATTTACCATTAGGGTCTTTATATGCATATACTTCTTCTGTATTAGTACCATCAAATTTTATATACCAATAACCAGAACCAGGATCATTACTTGATAAGTTTGCTAGTGATGTAAATGGTGCGTTAGATGTACCATTCTCTCCATAATATTGTATCCATGTACTACCATTATAAATTTCTACTGCTCCTAATGATGTATTCCATCTTATGTAACCTGTAACTGGTGAACTAGGTCTTGCCCCAGTTGAACCTGAGGGTAGACGCAAAGCACCAGTACCGTCATGATAAACATTACCGTTTATCTGTAACTTATGTCCCGCAGGAATTGTAGTTTGATTAAGTGATGCAGGTATACCACCGATACTTGCTACGGTGAGTTTACTCATTTAAACAGGTTATAGTATTTCTATTTATTGTCCTGGCGTTGGATACTCCTCTACCCATGCAGTAACAATATACTTATCATTATTTAGGGGCGGATTACCTCTGTGTGTCCATGCCCAATCACATGGAAATATAACAAACTTACCTGCCTTTGGTTTCACTCTAAAATGTTGATATAAAAATTCTGTCTCACCACCTTCAAAACCATCATTAAGGTAGATCATAGTTGCTAACTTACGGTATGGTGCAGAGGGTGTTGACTCATAATGCCAAGCATGATAACCCTGTCCTGGTTCTGTTTTTTGTATCTTTGCCATAGTATGTTGAAACCTACGACCAACTAAGATGTCATATTTTAGTACATACTCTCGTAGTGCTTGGTCAGTAACATAGTTCCAACGTCTGAATATACTTCTTGATAGATTATCATGAAAATATTCTACTGGTAACTCATGCATAAAGATTTGAGAATCAGCAGCACCTTTCTCTGAATGTCTCTTGATTGTCAAACCATTATCTGATATGAACTTATAATATTCTATTATATCTGTACAATCTAAGTTAGTTTCAAACTCACTGATAAAGTTATCATGATGTATAGATTTTGTTATTACAGGTTCGCCACCTGCAAAAGGACTCATTACCATTTATTAATCGGGCAGTGGAATATTGGAAAGCGTGCCTTAACTGCAAGTACACAGTTACATTTAGTACAGATACCAATAGGCGATTTGTACTCACACTTATCACATATTCTAATCCTATTTTGATATAATGTCAAGTCGGGGACGTCCCCATCTTCTACTATTAACCTGCCCACACACCGTTGTTGAATACTTCTAATTTATTTGTTGATGTATTATATCTTATTTCTCCTGCCTCATATCCCCTTCTAGGTGCGTTATTTATTTGTGCAGCAGCAAACTGTTGAGTAGTTCCGTATGGTATAGGTAAAGCACTCTGACTGCTATTTTTAACATATAAGTATGAAGTACCCTTGAATACTAAATCACTCTCATTATTAATAGTGACAGTAAAATTAGGTGTCAATCCTTGTATGTTCTGTACTCGTAACTTCATCTAACACTCCATGCAGCACCTGACTCGACTGTAACAGTAAAACCAGAATTTATGGATATAGGACCTGCACTCATTCCGTTGGTAAACTCAGCACCATTGTTTGCACTTGGTCCGACTGTAAGATTCTCTGCGATTACATTATTATTTGTTCGTACAATACTATCAGTTCCTATAGCAGGTCCTCCTCCTGCAACTGGTGTCCAACCTGCACTACCTGTACCATCATCTGCTTTATATATTTCTGCTTGGTCTATTGTAGTATTAAATCTCAACGTACCGACTGATACACCAGTAGGTCTTTGTGACTGATTACCAGAAGGTAACCTAAACACTGAGTTATCATTTAAAAAACTCAATGTAGTAATAATTGCACTTGTAGTGTTTGCGATTTGATTACCGCTTATTCTTGTCGTTGCCATGTTAGATAGGTAGTTCTAGAATGTGAACAGTATCAGATGCTAGAGGTGCATCATTCATTATTACGCTTGATCCGTTAGCATTTACTGTGTAGTTATCTGTTGGTGCTTGTCTTACACCATTAAGGAATACTAATACAGAATTGACACTATGTTTGATGCCTCCACTATATGTAGTAATGTTGAAACTCTGGTT